GTAAAAGCAGATGCAACTTTCAGAGAAGTACACACAAAAGCAGTTGAGGAACTACAAAAAGCATTAAATGACGATTTAAAAAGTGGATTATTACAGATAGGAAGAAAATCAAGAGATAGTTTGAGAGAAATATCAATTGAAGCATCAAAAGTTTCAGCAGCAGGTATAGGAGAGCAATCAGCAATTAATACAGCAGTCAAAAAAATAAGCAGCCTTGGGCTGGAAAGTATCACATACAAAAATGGTTCAAAGGTTGGAATAAAGGACTATGTCAAAATGGCTACTAGATCAACTACATCTGCTGCAATCAACAAGGCTACAGTAAATCAAATGCAAGAGTATGATAGAAACTTAGTTAGGTTATCATATCATTCTACTAGTTGTCCTACATGTTCACCATTTCAAGGCAGGGTATATAGTATGAAAGAGGATGACAATGAATTTCCATATATTGGAATAATAAATAATGGAGCAATAATATCATATGGGATTATACATCCCAATTGTAGACATAGATTATTGCCTTATATTACTGAATTAGACGAGAAACAAGCAGAAACAAAAGAAGTAAGCAACAGGAGTTTTGAAGATAACAGAACAGAATGGAGTAAGACAAGATATAAAAATAGACAAAAAAGCAGCAAGTGCCAGAGGGAAATTGATAGACTAACAGAACAAAATATAATATTAAAAAGTGTAAATACGCAAGCGGCTAGAGAACAAATAACAGAAAACAATAAAAAAATTAAGCAGAAAATATTGCAAGTAAAAGCAATCAAAAAATGGGAAGTTGATGGATTGAACGACAATGAGTTGTTTACAGATATTTTGAGTAGAAGGACTTAATGAGAAAAATAAAACACATTGCACTACTAGGGCTTAATTGAATTGAACTGGACAGGGCAAAAGGAGGAACAAATGAAAATTAGGATTGATGGAAAAGAAGTAGAGATAAAAGCAGAAGATATAGTAGAGATCACGGTAGCAGAAATACCAGCGACAGTAGTCAAAGAAATTGGTGGATTAAACGACACTAAAGTCAAAGATTATCTAGCAACGAAAGAAGGAAAGGCATTAATACAGCCTGTTGTGGATTCAGCAGTCACAAAAGGGATTGACACATTCACGACGAATAATAAAGAAAAGTTCAAAAAAGAAGGGTATGATACAGCGAAATCAGAATTAGCAACTGAATTAGAAGAACAAAACTCAAAAATGAAAGATATACAAATAGGCTCAAAATTACAGAAACAATTATTGATGAGAGGTATTAATCCCGAAAAGATTGATCTAGCAATGAAATTGATAGACAAGAGTAAAATATCACTTGACGGAGAAAATCTTCTTGGATCAGCTGAAATACTAGACGGATTACAAGAACAAACGAAAGAATGGTTTGAAGCGACACCATCACCAAAAGGAAAAGGAACAACAACAGTACCACCAGCTGGAGGAGTACCAGCTGGAGAATCTAGTGGAAAAACAGATTTCGAAATTAATTTCGAAAAAGCTTTGGGGCTTTAAAAATGATAAGGAGATGATACAAAATGGCAATAGATACAATAACAAAATATGTACCAATGTTAGACAAGGTATATGAAAAAGGATTATTAACAGGAGACTTAGTACCTAATTCGATATTAGTACAAGCAAGTAACGATGCAAATGCTATAAAGGTAGCAAAAGTAACATCGCAAGCAATGGCAGATTATAATAAATCGACAGGGTATGTAGCAGGGACAAGCGGATTGACTTGGGAAACACATACATTTACGCAAGACAGGGGTAGAAAATTAACAGTAGATAATGTAGAAAATATGGAAACAGCGGGAATAGCTTTTGGAGGAATAGCAGCAGATTTTATTAATGTTCACTCAATCCCCGAAATAGATGCTTATAGATTTGCGACAATGGCTGGAAAAGCAGGAACTACAGTAGCAGCGGATTTAACAAAATCAACAATAGATGAAGCAATAGATGATGCTGGAGAAGTTATGGATGATGCTAATGTACCGTCCGAAGGTAGAGTGATATACGTATCGTCAAAAGCTTATAAATTAATTAAACAGTCTGATTTATTTTCAAGAACATTGATACCAGGTCAAAACTCAAACAGAAATTTTGGGGAATATGACAATATGAAAGTTATAAAAGTACCTAAGACAAGATTCTATTCTAAAATTGATTTATACGATGGAACTACAGGTGGTCAAGAAGCAGGTGGATATATCAAGAATGTAGCAACAGGAAAAGACTTAAACTTTATGATAGTTCATCCTTCGGCAGTAATACCAGTGATGAAATTAAATGAACCGAAAACTTTCAAACCTGAGGACAATTGGGATATAGATGCTTATATTTTCGTAATGAGAGTATATCACGATATGTTTGTATTAGATAATAAAGTGGACGGAATATATGCACATACAGTAGCGTAAGAACATTGGGGGGATTAAATCCCCTTTTTGTTTAGAAAGGAATAATTATGAGAATTGAAAGATTTGGAATAGGAAGAATATGTACTGAGTTACAGTTTAAAAATGTATTCAAACTTCAAGGATATACAGAGGTATTAGATGGAGTCAAAGAAGTTAAAAGATATAAAATTGAAGAGTTGAGAGAATTAGCAAAAAAGAATGGTATTAAAAACTATTGGAGTAAAAAAGAAGAGAGTTTGATTAGAGAATTAAAACTAAAGGAGGTATAAATGGACGTAAATGGAAGTATAAAAGGAATACTAGATGCTGTAATGGAAGCTAAAACACCAGTCAATGCAGTAGCGAGTGAGGGTGTATTGACTATTGATGTTCAAGTTACAGCAACAGATACAATGACAGTAGGTGGTAAATTATATACATTTGTAGCAGATGATACAGCAGAATTAGTAGATGGAGATATAAAAGTTGGTTCAGATGAAGCAGATGGAAAAGTAGATATAGTTGCAGCAATAAATGGAACTGATAGTGCAAATACAGCTAATGAATATATAACAGCAGGAGATTTTGCAGGAGATGATGCCAAATTAACAGCAAAAGTTAAAGGTATCGCAGGAGATACAATTGCAACAGTTTCAGATTTCACAAGCCATACAAGTGCATTTGACGGATTGGTCCTAGGAGCAGAAACAGCGGGTGTGAATGGTACGCAGGGGAAACAAGGGATGACATATCAAGATGCTAGTTATTGGTATTTGTGTATTGCAAAAAATACAATAGCAGATGCTAATTGGAGAAGATTTGCAGTAGGTTCCGTTTATTAGGAGGGTATTATGGCAATAATAGTAGGAGAGAATAGTTATATTACAGTAGCAGAAGCAGATGCAATATTAGTTGATTATTTTGATACTGAAAGCTGGGATACTCAAACGACATTGAATAAAGAAAAAGCTTTAAAAATGGCAACTAGAAATATTGACACATTAAGTTTGCGAGGGAAAAAGTATTTGCTGGATCAAGAATTAGAATTCCCAAGAAACTATACAATTTTTGACGAAGATGGAGAAATAGAAGCAAAAGTAAAAATAGCAACAGCAGTTGAAAGTTTGAAAATATTAGACAACAGAAGTAATGAAACAATGTCAGACATTGCAGAGTTAGGAATTACAGGAAGATCAATTGAAGGTACAGCGGTTTCATATTCAGAAAAAATTATAATGAGTGAAAGAAAAAGAAAAGATGATCTAATGTCAGAAGTAGCAAGAAAAGAATTGAAATATTGGATTAAAAAAAGCTTCAAAAGGTAGGTGAAAAATGCAATATATTAATAGCATACCATTAAATGGCAAAGTGACAGTATACACACCCGATATCGGCGACTTTGATATTTTCGGTAAAAAAGGATACACTAGAGCAGTATATAATGCTGCAATATTCAGAAAAACATCACATTCAACAGACAATTATATGAGAGAAAAAAAATATAAAAATGTTGTATATATGAAGTCTATAATATCCGAAAATGCACTTTTATATATTGGAGAGAACACAGCAACAGATCCTGCAACAATTTCAGTTATGGAAGTTAAAGAGTTTAGTCCTATGGAAAATATCAACCAAGTGGTCATAGGGTTCAAAATATGGCTTTAAGCAGCGTTCTTAAAAACTTTGATAAACTAATAGATAACATAGAAAAAAGAACTAAAAAAGCCATATACGAGTGTTCAGCAGACTTATTGTCTGAAAGTAATAGAGAAACACCGATTGACAGCGGAGATTTAAGAAAATCAGGTAAAGTCACAATAGCAGAAGACAGTAAGGGCCCATTCGGAAAAGTGAGTTATGGTGATGCTACAGTTGATTACGCAGCAAAAGTTCACGAAATAAAAGCAAAGAATTATACAGAAGCTGGAACGGGCTGGAAATACTTAGAAAAACCTCTAAAAAGAAAAGCTATGATATACAAAAATTATATACAGTCAAAAATAAAGAAGGCGATTAAATGAATATTAAAACAGCAACATTATTGAAAGATGAAGAGTTTGAGAATGTATTTGTGATTGACGCACCTGAAAATGGGAGTTTTATTCTTGTGTCAAAAACTGGTGGATTTGGTCAAAATTCAGGTGACAACATGTTATCATTTCCAACTATTCAAGTAATGGTAGCAGATAAAAATTATCAAGCAGCAGGAGTGACTATTCAAGCGATTAAGAAATTTCTTATGGGATTAGATTACAAAGATATACTTGCAGTGCTGGAAGATGGCGGAGAGTTAGTAGGTTATAGACTACAATCAGATACAATCGATCTTGGAAAAGATGAACAATTAAGATATAGAGTTAGTGTAAATTTTACACTATATCATAATAATTAAGGAGGTAGAGAATGGCAGAATTAGCTTATAAAGGAAAAGATTTAGCATTTTTAAAAATCGGAACCAACAAATTGTTAGGTATCAAAGAAGATCTAAAAATAAGTATATCAAGAGGAACAATCGGGGCAAACTCTAACGAAAGTGGAGGATACAACGATAAAATAATAGGGAATGCAGATATTACGATAAGTGGAAGTTTCTTATATTACAAAGAAGCAGATACAAGTACAGCACAACAAGCACTATTGGCAGCAGCATTTGCAGGAACTAAAGTAACTATTGAATATGCGTATGAAGAGCTTGTAGGTAGCAAAAAATGGGCTGGAATAGGTAGTGTGAGTATTGATGATGATAATGGGGAGATTGGTTCAGTATCATTCACAATAGAAGTGTTAGAAAATCCAACAGAGGGAACACAAGCAGCATAGGGAATTAGGGTAGAAATACCCTTTTTTTATTATGAAAAATCAAATATGAAAAATCAAATTAGGAGGAATAAATGGCAAAAATAAAAATGAAAAGTGGAGAAAAAGAATTAAGAATGAACCATCTAGCAATATACAGATTGAAGAAAAATACAGGTAAAGATATAAGAGAATATATAGGGGAATTACAAAATGAAAATGTAGAAATGATAGTAGTGTATGACTTAATGTTTGCTGGAATGGATTATGAAACTATAGAGGAAATGCTTGAAGATATAGAAGAAGATAAGTTCTTAGATTATGTTACACAAATGGGGAATGAGTTGGGTTTGCTTTTGGGGGTTGGGAAAACGGATACAACCCAAGAAAACATAGAAAAAGTAAAATAGAATATAAAGAGGGAACAATGACAGAGGAGTTAATATTTGCAAAAACAATGGGTATAAGTACAGAAGATTTTTGGGATATGACCCCTTTTGAGCTTCACATTGAAAACCAAGCTTTTGAAATGAAATTCAAGCGAGAACACATATTAGATTTGCAATTACTAAATGTAGCATTAAATTTTGGAGGGGCTAAATCTGTTAACTATGATGACATTTTAGGGTATCAGCAAATGAAAGATTTCAATTTGAAAAGTATAACAGATTTCAATAAAGATGGTAATTTTCAAAAGGAAGAATGGGAAAAATATCTAAAAGATGTAGTAATTCCAATCAGAGTAAAGTTAGGGATGGAGGTGTAATATGGCAAATATAGGTACTATAGAAGCAGAAGTGAGAGCAGATACTAGCAATCTGAGTAGTGATAGTAGGAGAGCAAAGGCTGTATTCAAAGACTTATCAAAATCAATAATAAAAATAATGAAAAATGTCGCACTTGCAACAGGAGCCGCAATGCTAGGTGTAGGAGTTCAAAGTGTAAAAGCTGCTGCAATGTTTGAAGAAGTAGATGCAAAGTTTAATACAGCATTTAGAGGTATTGAAAAGTCAGCAGGAGATATGGCAGAAGAATTAGCAAACTCTTATATTATGTCGAGAACTGAAAGCAAGAGACTTTTGAGCGATACAGGTGATTTGCTGAAAGGGTTTGGCTTTACTAGTGAAAAAGCACTAAACCTATCAGGGAATGTACAAAAGTTAGCAGCAGATTTAGCAAGCTACAATAACTTGCAAGGTGGAGCAACTAGAGCATCAGAAATTTTGACAAAAGCATTATTAGGAGAAAGAGATAGCTTGATTGGTGTAGGTGTGAAAATATCAGAAGCAGATGTAAAACAAAGAATGATGGAGAAAGGCTTGGATAAACTCGCTGGAACAGCTAGGATGTCAGCAAGAGCAATGGCAACTTATGAATTAATATTACAGCAAACAAAAGACGCTCAAGGAGATGTAGGAAGAACTAGTGGTAGTTTAGTTACTCAAATGAAAAAAATTAAAACTCAATTTTCAGATATTGCAGTAGTAATAGGAAAAGCACTAATCCCAATCGTTTTGCTGATAACGACAAGAATTAGTGAATTTGTAAAGAAAAACAAGCCGAAAATTGAAGAATTAGCAGACAAATTTGAAACACTGCTAAATGAAGGATGGGCGAGCGGGTTCAACAAATTAATAGTAATTCCGTTCAAGCAAGGTATTATTAAAATGGAGTTATTTTTTTTAGAATTTGTAAGAGAAATATTTGAGAAATTGAGAGAGCTAAGCACATTCACGATTTTTGGAAAAGAAATAAATTTGAAACCTTTTGAAAAAAGTTTTGATACGCTAATAAAATCCGTGACAGGAAAGAGAGCTGAATTATTAAAAGAATTGTGGGGTTTAGATGAAGGAAAGAAAATAAAAACAGGAGATACATCTATTAACGCTGGAACATATACAGTAACAGCGATGGCACCGAAAAAAGAATCAAGCACAAAAAAAGCTAAAATTAATTTCAACAAATATTTTGATGACATACAAACATCAGCTTCATTAATATCAGAGTTAGGAGAAAAAACTAAAAATTCATTTCTTGAAATATCAAGTGGAGTAATATTTGGATTAAACAGAATATCGCAAGCAGCTAGCAATTTCAGTAAAGGTAGCGGTTTTTTTGGAAAATTCATTCCTGGATTAAATTTAGTTCTCGGAGCGGTTGATATATTTCAAAGTTTGACTGGATCAAACGATGTTGAAGATCTTGGGGATAATATAGCGACAGTAGGAGAAGAATCAGCAAAAGCTAACAAGTCATTAAAGGAATTTGCTAGTGAGCTATTCAATGTATCAGAAGCTATTAATACAGATATATTGAGAGCAAGGACATTGTCAGCTTTTAATCAAACAGTTAGTGGAAGTATTAATGTAGTAGTTGAAACAGCTACTGGATCAGTATTATCAACAACAAGTCATAGAGTAAATTCAAGCACAGGAACTAGGGTGATGGTATAATGGATTATATATTGACACAAGATGATCGACAATTAGAAATACCGAGTGTGTCAGATGAAACTCAAAGTGACACAATGAAAAGTCCAACACAAATGGCAGATGGTAGCAAAAATTATGATAGTAATTATGGAGCAAAAGCTATAATGACAAAAACTACAGTTGCAAAAGAAGAATCAGAAAGAAAATATCAAGAATTATACGGATACCTAAAAGGACGAGCTGGCAGAAAAGAAACTATATATTTAGAGCGATTAGGAACGACAATTGAAGGGTATATAAGAATATTGTCAGCAGAGAGTAAGTTTGAAGGAATCTATGGAGTCAGGAAAGAACTAAAAATAAGAATAGAGGAGTCATAAAATTAGCTGTATGTTGGAATAGATAGTCTAGTATTTAGCAACACACTCTTTATACTTGCTCTCGCGGAGGTGTAGAGGGTATAAAATATTGGAAGGAGAAAATATGTCAGATAGAATAATTAAGCATAATATTTTCATATATAATAAACAAGGGTTGCCAATAGATGTAACACCATATGTGAGTAATTGGAAGATAAATAATGGTGGAATTAATAGTGGGAATACAGGTGTAGATGGAGTTGTGAAAACTGGATCAATGATTATTAGAAATGATCTAGAAGCTAATTTTAATCCAGAAGCAGAATATGGAGAATTTATAACTGAAATAAAATCGTTAACAGGTGATGGCTCAAATATATATGATTTGGGAGTATCAGGAATAAATAATGACTCAATAGGGTTTAATGCAATAGATGGTGATGATAAATATTTTGGTAAATTAAGTATAAGTGGTACTAATGTGATAACACCTTCAGATATGCCTTTAGGATTAAACTTTGAGGTTATATACTCTTATATTGACTATTCAGAAAGAAACCCAATAAACTCGATCAATGATGATTATTCAGCTTTATTAGATGAAAATGCAAAAATAGAAATATATGCTTCAAATGAAGAGTTACAATGGATGCAATATAAATGGGTTGCAGATGGAACAAATAGATTTCCTAACCCAACAGGAGGAACACCTTTAGTTTCAGCTATAGGCTTATCCAGGGTAGAAAAATGGAGTGAAGAAGATAGTGATTTCTTTACGCAGGGAATTTATTATGATGCTATAGAGGATATTATTGTTCTTGGGAAAACACCAGACGTTGGTATTATTTTAACTTTCTCGATATCATTTTATACAGAGAAACCACAAATGATTTTCAGCGGGTTTTTAGGCGATTCAATAAGTCCTAATCCCGAAAATGGAACTATAGAACTTTCATTCAGAGATAAGGGGAAAAAATTACAAGACACAATGATAGATGGTGTGATAAATGTTATAGACTATCAAGACTGGGACTATAACAAAGATGAAAACATAGATAAAGGTTTCATAATTTCTACTACAGATGCAGTAACCAAAGTTTTTACAACAGCAGAGAATCATTCGTTAACAACAGGTGACGAAATTTCATTCAACCAACTTGATACATTGCCTTTACAGTCTAACAATGACTTATTAGAAGCTAGATACACAGTAACAGTATTAACACCAACAACATTTAGTTTAGATGGGATAACTTATAATACAGATATAGAAACAGCAGTTTTTAAGGTTTGGGGCAACGGTACTGATGGATGGCAATTCAATAGAGTTGAAGAAATAGAAGTAGAGTTGATAGAGGGGACATTTGATAATAATTTAAAAATGACGCAAGCAACTGCAGATAGGATTGCAGAAATTTGGGAAACTAGCAATTATATAATGTTAGAATTTGTAAAAATGAAAAACAAGGCAAAACTTGTTGGAAAATGGGAGAGTAGCGATGGAACAACAGATGATCAAGTAGTTGGGAATATGATGATGTGGGAAGTTAAAGGTGATACTTCTTTATTTAGAACGCTCGAAGGTAGGGTAAACAAAGATAGGATTAAGTTAAATCAATTTT